TGTATTTTAACTTGGCTCTTGTTATTTCATCTACCATCTTATTATTATAATCATCTCTAATACAATTTAATCTATAAAATATTTTTTGTACTTTTAATTTTTTCTTATTAAAGTTTTTTAATTCTTTTAATTTTATTTTTTTAGACTTAGAATATTCATAACTTCTTGACACCTTTCTTTGTTCTCTTTTAAGTTTCTTTTTTAACTTCTTAATTTTAATTGTTTTATTTATGTTTTTAAATACCATTCCATTAGAACATATAGCAGTTTCTTTAATTCCTAAATCTACTCCTAATCCTTGTGTACTTTTATTTTCAGTTTTAACTATATCATTTACTTCTATAACAAGTGATAGAAAATATCTATCTGCTATTTTAGTTATAGTGCCACTTTTTATATTAGCATTCTTAGGAATATATCCATATTCTTTTACTCTTACAAATTTTAATGTAGGTATTTTTATTTTATGCCTATAAAATTCAAAATCTTTTTTATTATTTTTTAAAAAATAAGCACCTAATTCATTTTTACCTTTCTTTTTAAAAACAGGAAAGCCACTTAAACCCTTAAAGAAATTTTTAAATGCTTTTTCTCCATAAATCATAGCTTGTTTGACTGATTTTGCAGATACATCTTTTATCCATTTCTTATCAGGATTACTAGGAAGATATACATTATTGATATATTTAGAAAATTCAAAAGCACTTACAAATTTATTATTTAATTCATATTGTTCCTGATTATATTTAATATACTCATTATATATAAATCTTTCTGTTCCAATAGTTTTATTTACTTGTATCTTCTGTTCGTTTGTTAGTTTTAGTTCTATCTTTATTGCTTTATACATTTTTCACCTACCTTTCTATATGTTTAAAATTTTAATAACTGTTTTTGTTCTACTTTACGACTTAATTTTCTTTATATTATACCATATTTGCTAATATTTTTCTTTTGTTTTTTAATAATAAAAAAGAACAATATCGTCCTTTTATTATATAATTATTTTTTTAAAAAAATAAAAAAGGACTTGCAAGTCCTTTTTGTTCTCGTCAAACTATTTCATAGCCATACTTTTTGAAATCTCTTTTTATTTTATTAAATCTAGTTTTAGGTAGTATATTTTCATTAGTTAGAATAATATGGGGATTATGTTCATATAATGTTATATCACAAACATTTATATTATACATATCTAAACTAGCCGTCAAATCTTCAATAAATAGTGCTTTTTCTTCTTCACTTTCTAAGTCAAAATGAAGTTCTTTAGCAAAATATAATTCTTTTAATATATTTTTATCAACAAATCTAATTTTGATTTCAGTTTTCACAAATTATCACTTCCTATTTATTTTTGAAATGTTTATTTTATATTCTTTTTTGAAATCATTTCTTGTAATTTTGACTTTACTCTTTCTCTATTTTCTTCAGTATTTGTTTCACTTTCTAAAACTTGTTCTTTTTTTAATAAATTTAGAGATAAGTTAGCAAGAGTTGTATCTTTTATTTCTTCCCATCTATTTTGAAATCTTGTGTTTTTTAAAATAGGTTCTTGTCTTTTTAAATTTTCAATTATATGTCTAATGAAATTGATAGTCATATCATTAGAACATTTTAAAGGTTTCAAATTAGGAAAAGCTAAATTTATTGCTAAGTATTCACATTCTTCATTCATTTTTATTCTTAAAGTTGTTATTCCGTTGAAATAATCAATATAATTATCTTTGTTCATATATAGATATTGATTAAAAATTGTTATATCTTCAAATTCTTTTAATATATCTTTACTTCTCATTTTTTTACTCCTTAGATTGTATTTTGAAATTTATTTAATTTTATTAAGATTTAAAAAATCTACCACTTTATCCATAACATAAGAAAAATTATCAATTATTTCTAGCAAAATTTTACCCCCATATTGAGTACCTGTTTCATTTATTATAACTAAGTTTTTTCCTCTAAAATAACTTAAATATTCAGACGCAGGATAAACAGTTAAACTTGTACCTACAACAATTAATGTATCTGCTTGTTCTATTTGATAAATAGCTTCATTTGTAATTTTTTGATTTAGATTTTCACCATATAATATAATATCAGGTCTAACTATTCCACCACATTCACAATCAAAAGGACTATTTTCAAATTTTCCACAAGATAAGCAATACCATTTATTTAAGTTTCCGTGTAATTCTAAAACATTTTTGCTTCCTGCTAATTGGTGTAAACCATCAATGTTTTGTGTTATTATAGATTTTAAAATACCTATATCTTCAAGTTTTTTTAAAGCTATATGTCCTTTATTAATTTTTAAGTCTTTTACAACTAATTCAGTTTTTATATATTCATTAAAAATTTCTCTATTAGTTTTAAAAAAATCTAAACTTAATATTTCATCAGGTTTATATTTACCTTTAAACAATGTTTTATATAATCCATTTTTACCTCTAAAATCTTTAATTCCACTATCAGTTGAAGTTCCTGCACCACCAAAGAAAACTAAATATTTTGTACTTTTTAATATATTAACTAATTCTAAAATTTTTTTATCAATTTTTCTTTCCATAAAGTACCTCTTTTATCTATTTAATCCACCCATCTAACATACCTTTCTTTTCCTTTATATTGTTTTCTTTTTTTATTTTATCTATTTTTTCAGAAACCCATTTATAAAGGTTTTTTCTAAAAATTTCCTTTTCTTTTGCTAAATCTTCTTTTTTAAATTTATTTAAAAGACAAAAATATAATCTTGTAACATCATTTATTTCTGTTTCTACATTATATGAATTACATATTAAGTCTTTTAATTCTTTATGTTCTATAACATTATTAAAACATAACTCTGACAATATTCCAATTAATTGGAAATCATATATAGTTTTAAATTTTAAAGTATTTCTAAATAAGACTAATTGATTATATAATTTTTTCATTTTTTTCTCCTTTTTAAATTCTTTTATTAATTTTTTTTAAAGTCATATTTGCCTTTGTTATAGTTGAAATTTCTTCCCATCTGTTTTTAAACATTGTGTTTTTCATTTCAGGTTTTTGTCCCTTTAAGTCATTTATTACGCTTTCTATAACAGGTATAGTCATTTCTTGTGAAAAATTAGTAGGTTTTGAATTTGGAAAATTAAGATTTACAACTTGATATTCATATTCATCATTCATTGTTATTCTTAAAGTTGTAATTCCATTATTATAATCAATATAATTATTTTTATCCATATATAAAAATTTACTCAAAACTGCTATATTATCAAAAATTTCAAAATCTTTTATATCTTTCATATTAATCACTCCTTATTTATGAAAAAAGTTTAATGCTAAATTATCTAATACTATGTTTTCAATTTCTTCCCATCTATTTTTAAATCTTGTATTTTCCATTTTTGGTTTTTGCTTTTTTATATTTTCAATTATACCCATCAATGTAGTTAAATTCATCGAATTTGTAACTCGTAATGGAACTAAATGTGATAATACACCACAAGATTTTGAATAGTTAGAAATATAATCTAAATTTTCATCTAGCTTTATTTCAAGTGTAGTTCCATCATCTTGATTGTATTCTACAAAATGGTCTTTATCCATATATAAAAATTGGTTTAATATTGTTACTTCTTTCATTTTTTGTAATATTTCTTTTTCTCTCATTTTTTCTCTCTCCTTTAAAAAATAAAATGTTTTTTGTCTTGTCCTTTAAGATACCATCATTATATCATACTATATATAGTATGTCAAGAAGAAAGTTTATATTATACCAATTAAAAATAAAAATATCTTGATTTTATGGTTATAAAATGATATTATAGATATATAAGTTTTACCAAGTGATGATTTTAAAAATCTATTTAAAGATAGAAATAATATAACTTTTAATAAAAAAATACAAAATAGTGTATTGCTTGGGAAATTTATTAAAAAAGAGTGGAAAATTGGATATTGTGAAAAAATAATTAAATTCAATTAATGGATTTTCATACATTAAAGATTAACAAGATTTGTTTTTAAATTCAATATTATTTATTGTAATGTAATTATCTCTTTTTAATTAAAGATTAACAAGATTTGTTTTTAAATATTTTATTATTTAGTTCTTTTTCAGTTTCTTTTAACATTAAAGATTAACAAGATTTGTTTTTAAATTCTGTAATAATATCTTTGTTTAATTCTTTAATATCATTAAAGATTAACAAGATTTGTTTTTAAATAAACTAATCTTATATTCTCGCATTTTAAGTAAAGAATAACAAAATTTGTTCATTGTTCCAATAAAAAAAGCAAGGTTAAATACCTTGCTTTTATATTTTATTTAAACTCAACTTTTTCTTCTACTTCTTCTGTTTTTGTGTACTTTTCTAATAAATCAGGGTGTTCAAATTCTAACAATTTTTTATTTATTCTTTGTTGAATTGTTTTCTTTCCTTTTAAGAAATAGAAATTCTTTGTATCTATTGTAGGCAAATCTTCCAATTTATAATCTTTTATCATTTTTAATAAAGTTTCAGTATCTACAATATTTGCATTTTCTAAATCTTCTTTTAATTGTGTTAGTTTAATTTTTATATTATTTACACCTTTTAATTCATCATCTGTTATAGTTTCTCCGACTTTAACTTTAAAATCTTCAAAACTTTCTTCTATTTTAGCGATTTCTTTATTTTCTATTTCCATAAAAGGTGTGTATTTAATTATTTTACCTCTTATACTATCAGAAGTGCTAACTTCAATTTCTTTTATATATTTTTGATAAATATCTGCATTTTCTCTTTTAAATGCTTTTGTATCAAACTTATTTGAAAAAGTAGCACCTTTATATTTAAAGAAATTAAAATTACTATTTTTAATTTTTTCTAGGATAAAATCTTGATTTATAAATTCTATCATATTTTTTTCAATACCATTCAGGATATTTTTATCTTTAAAATAAATATCAACTTTATCCATAACTTTTGAAATTTTTTCAAAATTTTCTCTATCTTCTTCTGTTTCTAACTTTCCATAGATTTTACACATAATTTCAAAATTGTTATTTCTTTTTGCCATTGGTAAATCTATATTTTTAAAGTTTTCTATACAGAAAAAGATTTTAGCTTCCAAGTCTTTATCATAATTTATTTCAGTGAATTGTATTCTATTTTTATCAAATAATTTACTAGCCATTTTATTTAATTCTTCATCACTAGCATTACTTTCTAACAATTCATTTATAGCTTCTTCCTCTTCTTTTGTTCTTCCATATTCTGCAAGTATACATTTTTTTACATTGTACATAGCCATATAAAAATGTATTTGTGTTATGTAATCTGTTTTATCTGTATGTTCTCCATTATTTGTTTTTACTTCTAATAATAAAGATTTTTGACTATCATATCCATCACAATTAGCACGAAGTCCTAACTCTTCACTTGTTTTACAACAAGGGATAGTATTCATATTAAATTTTTTGTTTGCAACTTCTCTTATGAAAGGCTCAAAAATATGTCCAAACTCTGTATAAAGAGTTTTTTTATTTTCATAAGGTATTATTTTATTTTTGAGTTGTGCTAACTTGTTTGGTTTTGTGAAACCTGATATTCCTAATATAATTGGTATATCACTTCCACCAATATATTGACTTCTATCAACTTCCACTGTTTCTTGTCCACTATCAACTATGATAGGCATTTCATCTCTTGTTTTTACAACTTTTTCTAACAACATTTCATTCATCACTCCTATTTAGCTTTGTAATTTTGTACTATAATTATAACATAATCTATATATTATGTCAATAAATACTTAACTTTCAAAAGAAAAAAATCTATTTTTCAAAATAATAAAAAAGCACCATCTAAAATAGTGCTTTTTCAGGAAATTAAAAACAATGATATATCGTATATAATTATAACATTTACAATAACAAATTGCAAGAAAACATAAAAAAGAGTTAGTTTTTTTCTAACTCTTATAGTATGTCAAGAAGAAAGTTTATATCATACCATTTAAGTGCAAAAATAACTTGATTTTATGGTTATAAAATGATATTATAGATATATAAGTTTTACCAAGTGATGATTTTAAAATTCTATTTAAGAAAAGATTAACAATATTTGTTTTTAAATCTGTGTTCCTTTGCTTCTTCCACACTCTTTATAATTATTAAAGATTAACAATATTTGTTTTTAAATAAACAGAAAAGGCTTTTCTCTCCCCTCAGATTACCAATTAAAGATTAACAATATTTGTTTTTAAATGTGCTTACTCTTACATAACCATATATTGCCATATTGATTAAAGAATAACAAGGTTTGTTTTTAAATATAATATTCCACCACCTATAACATTAGAAAAAGAAAATTAAAGTTTAACAAATTTTGTTTTTAAATTCAAATTCTAAATTAAAATAATCATCTGTATTATGATTAAAGAATAACAAGATTTGTTTTTAAATGCAAGAAGTTTATTATATTCATCTTGACTGATTTCAATTAAATATTAACAAAGTTTGTTTTTAAAAGCAGTAGCAACAGGTAGAGATAGATTAAAGAATAACGAGATATGTTTTTAAAATTTGGAAAAGTAATTGGTCTAGGAGAACAGTCTTCTATTAAACAATAACAGTATATGTTTTTAAAATGTTTTTTTATGAATAAAGATACAGAAAATATCAAATATTAACAAACATCATCACTCCTTTTAAAATTTAAAATATTTTTACTTGTCTTTTAAGACACTATGATTATAACATAGTATATATATT